TCATCCTGGGTCTTCTCCTGATACAAGGTCTATTCGAAATTCAAGCTGTTCTCGCATAAAAATTTTACCCACTGTCTTAACTGATTCTGGCTTAATCTCCTCTACTACTCCTCCATAATCCTCAAATGCCACACGTAATTCCTCATCAATGGATACAACGTATACATGCGCCTGGACCAAAGCAGTTCCAAACAGCTCCCTGTCTGTCTTCAATACTTTATATGTGTGTTTCACAACGATCACCTCAAATATTCCATTCTGTGAACCATATATGGATTCCTTCTGCCATAAACAATTTCTGTGCATGTTCCCCTGTTCCTTTCGAGATTCAATTAGATCTCTCCTTGGACTACTGTGATCCAATAGAGCATCAAGTGTCGTACCCTCGACCCACAGCATACAGAAAAATACAACCTAGTTTCATCCAATCAAATGACTAATGCCTTATACTTTCGACGACTTATGTTCCCCCGAAACAAATTAAAATTCCATAATAATACTCATATTTGAATATATATCATTTAATGTTTGGACAATTATCCCAATCTAATTCTATAATTCAGTTGTCACTACATATATTAGGAGGAAGTCATGAAAAATATCATATTCAAAAAACTAGGAACTATGATGTTAGCTCTACTCATTGGGGTTTCGGTGTTTTCATTGTTCCCTGCCGTTACAAAAGCTGAGACTACAAATGTAACTTGGAAAAACGGGTCTGTAGTAACTTCTCTCGATGGGATAGGAACAAGCGACAGAGCGACAGTGGGGAAAACAAATGGGAAATGGTATTGGGAAGTAAAGGTAAGCAATATTGCTTCATTCGTAGGAATAACAGGTGAATCAGACCGACAGTATCAAGCGATTTATGGAGCGGGTGGTCAAATTTGGAATAACATCACATCACCAGTAGCGGTAGGTTACAATTCTGGTTTTGGAGTTGGTTACGTTATCGGCATTGCATTGGACTTAGATAACGATAAAATTATTTGGTACAGGAATGGGGTTTCCTCTGGAGCTAATTCCATTAAACCATCTGAACTAGAGGGATCCCAAATTTTCCCTGTAATTTTAAGTGGAACTGCTCAGAAAATAGGTTTTGAAGCTAATTTTGGAGCAAGCGATTTTAAATATCCTATTCCTGAAGGATTTTTACCTTATCAAGCTACGGGCGGATCTACAACACCTGATCCATCTACAACACCTAATCCATCTACAACACCTGATCCGTCTACAACACCTGATCCGTCTACAAAGCCTGATCCGTCTACAAAGCCTGATCCGTCTACAAAGCCTGATCCATCTACAAAGCCTGATCCGTCGGATACAGATGGCACCTCCCAACCAACTGGTGACCGTGCAATTCTGACTGTAACGATGGACAATGGATTGAATAAGGAATTTGATCTGAGTAAAAAAGAACTGAGTGCCTTCATCGCTTGGTATGATGCTAAAGATGCCGGCAGAGGAGTTTCATTCTTTGCCATTGATAAGCACAATAATAACAAAGGTCCATTTAGCAATCGCAAAGACTACGTAATATTCAACAAAATCCTTACTTTCGAAGTAAGCGAATACTCAACTAAATAAACAGCAAGAAGGACTCTATCTGGCTATATGCCTTTGGAGTCCTATTTTACATTCACTAGACTAAAGGGTAGAAGATTGTCCAAAATCACGAATAAGCGCGGCTTCCAAAAAGCTTGGAAGCCGCGCTGTGCTTGAGTTTCATAGAATGCTGGTGAAGGGAATTGAATCCCCGGCCTACGCATTACGAGTGCGTCGAAATAGAGTTTTAATAGGTTTTAAAAGGGGCCTATAGCCTGCACTATCAAGAATAAGGTTCCTACTGGTAGTGTAGATATCCGTATTTCGGTAGAAGATTTGGTAGAAGAAAAGTCGTGATAAAATGTGCGAAGTACCCTGCCGTAACGAATAGGGTACTTCGCTTTATTTAGAGTATTCACTTACTTCAAACGTGAGTATCCGATCATACAGCATGTAGTCCTTTCGGCTGCTGAATGGGCCTTTATTATTGTCATGCTTATTGATGGCATATGAAGCCGATCCAGTTCCAGCCTGTTTGCCTTCATACCAGGCAATAAAGTCATTGACTTCTCTCATACTCATGTCGAATTCTTTTTCTAAGCCGGTTGTCATTACAAAACAAAATAAAAATCACCATATCTATAACAGTAAAGCACCTTACTATGCTCTAAAATTTAAATCCACTATTAAACTTATATTTGAATATATACAAATTATTGTTTGGACCTGTATATCAAAATAATAGTATTCTATCTTATGCAAATAAATAATAAAGGAGAATATATGTGAGAATTTTCAAGAAAATATTTGTTTCCGCGTTACTGAGTCTATTGTTATTCCTAAGTGTAAACCAAAGCATTACTTTTGCTGCGTCAGTTGGTGACCCTCTTAATGAACCAGAAGCAGGGTGGACTCGTTATAATTATAATGATGCGAATATTACGTACCTCGGAGGAAAGTGGTTCAAAGGTACTAGGCCAACAACTTGGAATTCACCATATCAAGCCTCTGGAACTTCCCTCAAAGTTAATTTTACGGGAACTAAATTGAGATTCATATCTACCACATGGGAAACAGGTTCAACTAGTATTGATGTTTTTATAGACGGTGTTAAAGTTGATAATTTTTCACTGAGAGGTGAAAGTACAACAGCGACTAAAATTATGTATGAGAAATTAGGATTAGCTCAAGGAGAACACTCTGTAGAATTTGTGAACAATACAAATTATTATTTATATCTTTATTCAATTGATACGGATGGTCCGCTGAAGCCTTTCAATTTAATCAAAAGCGGATCACAACCCGGAACCGAACAACCCGGAACCGAACAACCTGGAACTCAACAACCAGCACAACCAACTGGTGACCGCGCTATTCTGACTGTAACAATGGACAATGGATTTGATAAGGAATTTGATTTGAGCAAAAAAGAACTGAGTGCCTTTATCGCTTGGTATGACGCTAAAGATGCTGGCAGAGGCGCTTCATTCTTTGCCATTGACAAGCACAATAATAACAAAGGTCCTTTCAGCAATCGTAAGGACTACGTAATCTTCAACAAAATCCTTACATTTGAAGTAAGCGAGTATTCAACTAAATAAACAATAAGAAGGACTCCATACTGGTTACATACCAGCGGAGTCCTTTTTCACATCTACTCTAAATTCAAACTGCTTACGCAAGAAATAAGATCCGTTAATCTTGATGGCTTCCGGTGTAATCTTCTCCACTTCTCCACCGTAGTCCACAATATCTATCAGCTCCTCTCCCAACGGCTGAACAATATATACTCTTACCTGGCTTAATGCAGCTGCAAACAGTTCTATATCCGATTTTAACACTTTATATGTATGGTTGATATTGATCACCTCAGTAACTCATTCGGTGTATGGTGGGAAATCCCTGCTAACGTAAAAACACCCCACTAGCTTAGCCAGTAGGGTGTCACCGATGCTTTCGGAATGCACAACGGAGCTTCCATATGTGTTGTTATTAGTATAATTGAGAATAAGAGTATTTGTAATTAAGTACAAGATCATTATTATAGCCTTTAAATTAAACTCTAATACACATTGTGCAGTCAAATAATCAAATTTCCCATGAATATTATACTCAAGGGATCCCAATATTATTATTGCAATATAAAATTCTGCAAAAGGAGAACATACAGTGGAAATTACAAATTTTATTGCATTTAGGACAGCAGGTACTATTACTGTTTTGGTTACAGCTAATTTGCCAAGATCATGTGACAGCGCAAGAATTGTTGATAAATATCCTGGAGGTAATATCCAATATTTTGTAGATCCAGGGGAAGCACAAGTATTCATTGAATACAACTCTCCTCCTGAAATGTGTCCAACTGTTGTCGTTCCGTGGATAGGCCAGGTACAAATTCATGATGATTATCATGAAGAGGTTAGACTATTCATCAACCATGTTCCAATCACTTTGGCTGAGGTAATTGATGCAACACCTCATCAACAACCATCTTTCCAGACATTTCATCCTCTTGCTACACGGTAGCCATGCTTCGCCACCCCCTTCAACTTTAAAGGGGGTGGCTTTTTACTAAATACTTATTAGCTGTTTCGGCTAATGGAAAAATTGGTAAACTAGGTCTTGTCTACTTCCACATCGTCAATTATTGCCTTAGCATCCACATAAGCCTCGGCCAGAATGTAAGCAATCACTGCACCAAACGCACCGATTACGCCAGTCACTTGAATAACCGTGTCGTTACTGGCTCCAAATGCAGTAAGCAAGCTCGTTATCAGCGCGGCCAACAACGCCCAAAACTTACGCGAAGACAATTTCCGTTTCCAGTCGTTCATTATGCAATGCCCCCCTTCTTGAATAATCCCGACCGGTCAAGTAATGTGATCAGACGATAAAAGTCGTAGCTGCCGTCATTTGCCATGTCAAGCACTCCAGCACCTTTGGCGTTAATGCAGGCTTGTTCTGCCCACGCGGGTACTTTCGACAGCTTCGTTGCAGACTCCAGCACCTTAATACGGTCAGCCTGCTTCTGTACGGTGTTTTGTAACGCCTTAAATGCTGCTTTTTCTTCTGCTGTCATTTCCTCATCCTCCATATTTAATTTGTTCAATCTGGCCAACACAGCATTAAGCTGCGTCTGAGTTGGGCGCTTGCCCGCCCGGAATTGAGCTGTCGTAATTCCGAAGACCATCTGTAGGTGGGGCATATCTTTAAAACTCCCCCAATCACCCCCCCACTCAAGCCCAAGCTTCTTAGCTTCCTCAACGACCTCACTCCAGTCGGGCAATGAATCCTTATCATCATCGCGTAACGTGTCCCAGCTCACTGTTCGGCCATCTCGGAGCAACAGCGCAAAGTCAGCGGCGAACCCAAAATTATGATTGCTATATCCGCCTTGTGCTTTCGTCACGACTTGTCCTGGCTTTGTGCGACCTTGAGCATACAAAGCATCCTGCTCCGCATACGTCCGCAAGCCTTGGGTAATTAGCACCCAGACTCCTCGCGCATAGCAACGTTCAATCAGTTTTTCTAAAACCAGCTCAAAAACTGGATGAAGCCCTATCAAGCGTTTATCAGATTTTTTCTTTAGTTGTTCCAGCGTCAGCATCCTTGCCATCTCCTTTCTCGTTTAACTGCTGTAAAAAACTTTTAAGCTTAAACGGTAACGGAATGCCCATTGTGCCCAAATTCTCTACCACAGACAACCCCTCCCGCCCCACATAAAAGTAAATGGCGGCTGTGCGGAATATCGGTGTGCCTGGCTGTATCCAATCATCGATTTGTGCGGCTAATCCCACCACAAGCAAGACCGTAATTTTGCGAATGCCGCCCCAAAACATCACGTCGCTATTGACGCTTTTCGTTTTTAAGGCTCCCAACACACCAAAAACATAATCAATCGCCATCATTATAAGCAGCACGCGAATGGACTTATCCCACCCACCCAAAAAAGTGACCACCAGTCCAACAAGCGCAGACCATCCCCCTGCCGCTGCTTCCTTTTCTGACGCACCGGCGATAGCGGTCCATACGGTGCTGCCAAACATTTTAATTTGGCTCACTACCTTTTCCCCCTTAAAAAATAAAGCCCCAGACCACTCCGAGGGCAAAAAAATAGCGCATCCGATTGGATACGCCCTTTACGCTTCTAATTCTGTTGATTGTTCTGCCGCCTGTATAGCTGCTGGAGTCACATGCGCAGGCTCAGTAATGCCCAAGTCTGCTTTAACCTGATCCTGCAATCCTACTGGTACATCCTCAATTGTACGACGGCCAGCAAGGATAAGATGTACAAGTGTCGTCGCGAAAGCTTTTTTAATCTGCTCATTCATGCTATCACCTCCCCTCATGAGCTGCGTGAGAATAAAAAATAGAACCCGCTCCCAGATTCTACGTAACATTGCTTTGTTCCATAACGATCTGGATAAGCCCGGCTATGGCTTCTTTGTTGTCCAAATCGGATTGCTGAAGCTCCGCCACCTGATCGGACAAAGGCTTCTGAGGCACAGGGACTGGATCATCGGGTTTATCTGTTGGAAAAGTAAAAAGCATACTCTGTGTGGCTGGATCTACTCGATAAGCAATGGCCAGAGCGAAGTCCTCTGTGTGTTGCCCATATTCCAACTGCAAAACGCCTACTTGCTCCCTGTCCAAGGCTTTTATTTCAGGATAAAAACCGAAATCATCATCGACCGTCGATTCAATTACATCTCCCTGCGCTTCTCCACGAATCAAGAGGACTTCCCCTGTAGTTTTCCGATAAAAAATACGTCTTCCAAATTTAGTCATCCTTTTCTCCTCCTTATTCGATTGCCCACCATAAAGATATTCCCGCTTCATATCTGCGAGGTGCTCCGCTATAGATTCCAGACTTGACAAATACAGTTACAGTGGTACCCGACAAACTGACCGTTATACTCCCGTTTGTATTGCTGATGTCTCCTTGTGCATCCGACGCTACCGTTATAAGACCTGACGGCAACGAAAACTGATTCCATCCACTGCTCATCGAAATTATAGCGTAGACGGATGCTGATACCCGAATGAACAACCTACCTATATTAAATCCTGTGGGTAGCTGGAATGTCCTTGTCATGACGGCTGGTAGAGCTGCAGTTTGTCCCCCATCAGGCTCACCGTTAATCGACAGATTTAAATTGCCGTTAGCATACTTTTTAACTGGCATATTGTTTAATGAGGCGACTATTTGATCGGCAGTCATATCAGTATTGGCGCTTCCTCCCTTGCCGTTGATCGCGCCTACAATTTTATTTTTAAGATCAACGGCTTGCGTAAAAGCCTGGTCTGCCCGACTGTAAGCTTCATTCGCTCGATCATTCGCAGCTTTTACCGCACTAGGCGTAGCTGCCTGATCTGTAGCTGTGCTGCCGGTAGAGGTATTAAGCTGCACAATCCCTCTCGTCTGTGTTGACGCTGAAGGCAAATCCGATGCAGGATGTGTATGTGCCTTGGGAGCTGCATACTGCTCCGTATACTTCTTGGCGTTGCCCTCTGCTGCATTCCATGTTGCTTGTTTGGCGGCTGTGACGTGAAGGTCAGTATCAGCAGCATGATTGTCCAGAGCTTTCTTGGATGCAATGTCATTCCCAGCCGGATCAGTTTTGATGCTTTCCAATTGGGCGGCCAACGCTTGGTCATTTTCATAAAGCGTATCAATCGGTACATTCAGAACATCTGCATGCCCTTGGTCTGTGGTAACAAAACGCCTCGGTTGCTTTATTGTCATAACCCCTCTCCCTCCCTATCAGTAAATGTCATCAATTTCAAAGATAAATTCCATATCGCTGTCCTTGATCTTATTCGTCATGGTTCGTACGGCCGTCAGCTTCCCGGCTGAATCTACCAATGCCAGCTCATTAATTGTTTTCCCGGCTAGTTCAGTTTCAGCCAGTGAGCAGACGTACCGGATAGTGGCCGGGGCAATGAATTCATAACTGGTAATATCCTTTTGCAGCAACTCCGCTTTTAAAGCCTGCTCAGTACCATCCAACGGCAGCGGCTTGCCTTCTGTGTCCACTCCACCGCTACCGAATGCCATTTTGACCACCTTCGTTAGTGCGCCACCCTCTGCCCGCGCTCGGGCCATCTGCTCCCTGGCGTATGCTGTTGTGATGGTTAAAATCTGATCTGCCATAATGCCCTCCTATATAGTAGAGATTTTTTCTGTGGAGCTGAGCAACCTGCTGCCATCTAGCGGAACACTTCCGTTCAACAGCCAATAGTTCTGCCGAACCTTTACAATGCCTTCCTGTCGGTTCTGGATCGGATGGTTCACCTTCAGCTCCAATCGGTTCCGATATCGTTGGCGTTCATCGGTCCATCCCGACAAGGATGCAGCACCGTTCAATAACTCAATACCATCCAAATACCAAGGGCGTCCCCCGAAAAAACGAACACGGAAGCGAAAATGAATATGAGAATGGATCTGGAATGCATGATGAAAGTCAATATGAATCGAGGGCAGAGCCTTGTTTATGTGAACAGGCCGAATGTACTCAAAATCCTCCATTAAGCTTTTAATATCTAAAGCCGAATCGACTGAGTAAACAAAACGAATTTGCTTGGTGAGAAAATCCTCTTGGACGTCTAACAGATTTCCGTACTTCCTGCCGATCAATCGTAGCGTGGGCAGCGTAAATGGCCGCTTGGCCCAACGTTTACGACGTATAGCTTCACGGCGCTGCTCCAGTGTCCCAATCTGCTCCTGTCGGAAGTATATCCACTCCCATATCGGTAGCGACCAAGTAGCCCGTTGTAAGATAAACTGGTTGCCTAGATCGTCAATCGACTTTTCTCGGTCATCTACGACCAGCTCCATAACGCCAAAATGCCGCTCGGCCATGTCGATTTCGTACATGTGCGGCGGCAGCATTTCGCGATATCGCAGAGGTATCATGTCAGGATCACCTCAATATTCAAAACAGATGTGGCCGGAACCTCAATGTCTTCGGTGGCTCCATTAAGCGTAAGGCTTTCGTAATCCTCCACGCCCTTAACAAGTAGGGCTGCACCGACGTAATTATAAACAAGCTTTGTACGGCCAAGGGCATACTCAGCAATTCGCTGCCTGATCGGTTCCACCAGTTCGGCAAGCGGGAGGACCGTGTTTAGCTTCGCCTCCACACGAAGCGTAAACACTGGAGCAGGATGCACTTCAAGATCGTGGCCACCAATCCGCTTGGTTTCCCACATATCTGCTTTAACCTTAGCAGCAAATTCTTCTGTTACAGGTTTACCCTGCAGGTCAGTCAAATACAAGTCTATGGACACGTCACTGCGAGCCTTCTCCACGGCCACAGCACCACCGACGCCCTCCAGTTCCTTCGCCCAGGTCTCATAATCCTTACGCCGCCCACTGCCTTCCTCCGTGAAGGCACGCTCCAGCATCCGCATACGGTACGTATCATCGTCCTCACCCACTTTACGGGGCATTCCGTCCGACCAGCCATGACCATCCAGAAACTCGCCATCTGCCCAAATGGGAAAAGCCTGAAGGAAAGCGTACGTTAACAGCTCCATTTGCTCTGAAACTTCCATAGCGATGGGATACCATAAATCATAAAAATACTCTCCCGGATCCGTCGGGGGTGGAGGTAGACCGCGTTCTTGTGCCAATGTAATCGCCCGGTTGACCCATCGGCGGTAAACTTCCTCTGGGGTTTCCTCCAAAATTGCCATCGGTGGCAGTGCCGGCAAATCCGTTAATTTAACATTCACAGTTCAATCGCCTCCTCCAGCTCCGTTTCTCCTGCAAGACCAGTTAATTTAATCCGTAAATGCATGTTCTGGCCGTCTCGCTCCATAGACAGCACCTCGGATTGAGAGATTTCAGCATGTGCAGTCAGCGCTTCCTCAATATCCCGTTTGATCTCGACATCCTCCCAGTTGGCCCACTCAGACCGTTCCACACCTATTTCCTCATCGTATACAACATACTGGAAACGCTCTGTATTGAGGATTTTGAGCGCTGTCTGCACCAAGTATTCACCATACGTAGCTGTCTTTTTGGGACGGCCATCGTCGGTGGTTGCCATCTGCCGCGTGCGATAGTCGATCACGTACGTCCATTTGGTTTCAGATGCTACGGTTTCGGTCAGCTCCACCTCGTCCAATGCGGAAAAGTCTATATCCGGAAATAACGTTTCATCGTCAGCCACCAGCGCCCACATCCTTCCCGTGGACGTAGTACCGCTGTCCGCTCAGCCTGGAGACAATCAGCCGATCACCGACCTGCAAAGGGCTGGGAATAACCAACTTGCCACGTAATGAGCTGCGTGGGGCCTGCTTGTAAGGCTCCCCTGTCTCGTATACCACCCCGTTAGCCAATACGCCTGTAACGCTGCCTTTGGCTTCATCGCCCTCCAGATATTCAGCAGCTATGAAATCGGCTTTGACTTCCCGGTCTAACAGATAGTCAGCGAAGACTAGCTTGTCCGCCGGATAAGGGGCCAGGTCACCATCCACCTCTATTGACGGGCTACCGGGCCAGCTCAGCAGTGTGGCCCTCTCTGTGTCTCGCGCATCGATGTCGTCTTTGGTCTTTTCACGCAGCTTCCTGAGTGCATCTTGAAGCATGCTATTCCCTCCTCTCCAGTTCCAACGTGACTGTGTACATTCCGTTTTTATAACTACTATCCGCCGTCACTACAATCCATTTAGAGGTATGGTCCGTCTTGGTGAGAACGAGCCAGCCAGAGCGCAAGCCAGACAGCGTATGGTCTTCATGTCGAACGGTAATCTTCTTGATCTGCTTGGCGGTAGAAAGAACTTTCAGCCGCTGTGTTGCGATGATCTCCGGCTTTTCATCCTCACCAACCTCGATGATCTCTTCCATTCGACCCATCGCCTTCACCGCACCCGCTGCCGTTTTGGTAACAGCAGAAGCGATCTTGTCGTCTTTCCATTTCTGCGCGGTCACGACTGTGTAGGTGTCTTCGATGCTGTATCCAGCAGTGCTGGAGGTCATTTGTTCAGGTACAAAAATAGGGACCTTGTTATTGGTCCCCTCTCGCATCACTTGCAGATAAAAGCTCTTTTCCGTCCGAATAACATCCACATAATATCGGTAGCCGCTACGCTCATATGCCTTTTGCAGCACATCAAGAACGATCTCTGAATGTGCCATCGTCCCATATCGTTCGTCCAAGCTGAATCCCAAAGAAGGACAGCGGAAGTCAATGCCGGTCGTCTTAATGTAACGTTGCAGCTCCGCTCCAGCTTCGCCTTTAAGATAAGGCCGCGTCCCCTTGTTCTTGCTCAAATACCAGCCAATCTCCCGCGCTTCTAAATCCCAAGCGTTTGTAAATTCATCCTGCTCATATTTGATGATCGGGCCGTGGAAAAACTGGTTCTTGTGATGAAACAGAGACTTGCCGACCTTGAACGAAAAGCACATCAGCATACCGGCTACCTTGATGGAGGTTGCATTGCGAAGCCGCACCGTGGCACTACGGGCGATCTCATCACGGACGGAAGACCAGGAGACTTCCTCAATTGCATCCGTCAACATCTGCCGGGCATTCTCCTTCCCGTATACAACCGCGAAACCGTCCATCATACATCACTTCCCTTTCGCTTTGGAAACCTTGTCCGAAATTCGCTTTTTAGAGCCAGTATAATCAAACGATCCTTTGGCGTTGGGGTTCTCCTTGGCCTTTTTGCTCTTGTCTCCGGCCTTCTTTTTTTTCTTATCCTTTTTTTTATCATTCTTTTTGTCCTTCTTGCCCGTAGTATTAGGGCGACTTTTGGACGATTTGGTAATAACCGTACCTGGCTTGAGAACCTGCTTAGAGTTGGAGTAAGAAACGATTTTAACAGGCTTATACTCTACAAAAGAGTACGTCACATGTAGATTGGCCTGACCGTCCTTATAAGTCTGGTCCATGCCTTCAAATAGCATCGTTTGGCTAAACAGGTTCTCAAAATTCAAAACCACCGGTTTTCCCTTCCATTGCTCCAGCAGCTTCCACGTCACTTCCGGCGTCTTATAAGTCACTGTTTGCTTGCTATCCGTCTCCCAAATTTCTTCCCAATAGCGAGGAAGAATGGCAGAAAAAGAAACCCGTTTCACTTTGGAAATGGGTTTCCCTGTGCGCTCCTGACCAGTTATGACGGTAAATGTTTCTACCTCATTTCCGCTGGTAATCTGAATCTCTGCCGGGGTGATCGGAAAGGTAAGACGGATCTTGCCTTGCGATAGTGCCAGCATCGCTTATCCTCCATTCTCCAATACTTTAATCAATTCCTCACCAACCACCTTGCGAATCAGCGCTCGACCTTGTGGACTACTAAACATTTTTGCAAATTCTACAAAGTCGGTTATTCCCTTCGCGAGTTCACCGAAATCAATATTGATATTCTCAATGCTTATTGACTTCGGGGCGGCCGAAACGGATGGATTAAGCATCTGTGCCATCGGCATCATACTGGCCGTACCGATCTGGCTCGGTCTGCCGACTTGTCCGCCATTTGCGTATGGACGAACGCCCATGATTATTCCAGCACGTTCCCAAAGCTCGCGGCCCCGACTGCGGCGACTAGCTGACAGCGGAATGATCATTTCCGGACCAGCTTCGCCGACCAGGCCGACGTGTGGACGGTTGATATAACCACCGTGGGCATAAGGACGTGGCTTAGGTGTCGGTGTAGTACCACCGCCTCCACCGCCTCCAGAATTGGCATCTTTCGCATCCTTCATTTTCTGTAAGACTACGGCAACGCTACTGACTACAGAAGAAAGTGTCGGAAACTGGCTTCGCATCCCAGCAACGAAACGGGAAATAAGATCGCTCCCCCACCCGTTGCCTTGGCCCGACACGCTTTTAAGAGAGAGCAAATACTGCTTCGTCTTATCCACGGCCGTTTTAGCAGCAGAACTGACGCTATCAAAGCTCTGTTTGTTCTTGGCTGCACCTTTGGCCACCTCATCAGCGGAACCCTTTGTCGCAGTTCCTACAGCCTTAACGTTCTTCTGAGCCGTGGTGCTGTCGCTACTTTTCCAGACAATTCCCCACACGTTTTTAAGCGCGTCAAGCCGTTGCTTTACCTCTGGCTGGTCAGCGACAGTTTGCAAACCTGCCTTGAATCCCTTTTCAACGATGCTCTTGCGCACCTCATCACCGATCTGCTGCAGCCGTTCTTTCTTATGCTCTGTCAAGTTGTTAATCGTAATCTTGGCTTCCGGCGGCGGTCCAGGCTTCTCTTCCTTCTTGCCTGTGAACCAACTCTTCATACCATTCCACGCACCGATAGCGGTATCTACCACCTTACGAGTAGCTCCGCTCTCATCCGCGAATTTGCCAATTTTCTCCCCAACAACATTACCAATCCACGCGCCAGCCATTGTACCAAGAGGACCTGCGAACGAACCTAATGCACCACCAACAGCAGTACCGACAGCTTTACCCGCGATGGCGCCGCCCTGCGATGACACGGCCTCGCGCAAGCCTTTTTCTTTCGATGCTTCGTACAAGTCATAGCCTGCTGTTGCTATCCCTATAACTGAGCCAACAGCACCGCCAACCTTAGCGACTTTCCCAGCTCCTTTCAGGAATCCTTTCAGGCGGCCTCCACCCGATGGTGGACTTGGCGGCGGCGGTGGATTAGGAGGAACAGGACGACGGACGCGATATGGATTATCACGCGATCCCCGGGGGCTTGGGTTCGGGTTAGGTGGATTCGGCGGATTGGGACGAGGGCCATTAATGCGTATGCGACGTCTACCGCCTCCTGCCCCCCTACGCCCTCCACGACGGTTTCGCCTACGGTTGCGATCTCTGTCGCGGTCGCCGCCATCACCTGCCCCACCGTCGCCTCCATCCCCAGAGATAGAGCCGTTAATATAAACTTTGGTGGCATTAACGGTCATGGAAGCGACTGACCGTAGACCTCCCGAATGTTCGTCCAGTGGGTTACGGTTGCCAGCCAATTGCCGTCTTATACCACGTCCACCCATTCGCTCCCGTATTCGGGCAGCGCGTTGGGCTGGTGTTTCCTCGGGCGGTGGAGCTGGAGGTTCAGGAGGTTTCCGTCGAATCCAATTCCAACCGGCTTTGACTCCCCTGCCTGTCGCACTTGCTCCAGCCTTCCCTTTATCAACAGCCCATTTTTGTGCCGTAGACAAATCGTCGTTTAAAGCCTTCATACTCTTAGCGAAGGATGTAATGCCTTTAACCACCATCACCGCAGCCAGCCCGATTAGAGCCGTATTTATAGCCCTGAAATTATCTTTGTATACACCGATAGCTCCCGTAATTGCAGTGGAGACACCCACACCAAGCGCCTGTATGTTGTCCTTGTTTTCGACCAGCAAAGCATTAAACTCTTTCAAGGCAGGCAATGCAGCCGTTGTTATGTTCGCGCCTATCTCCTGCATTTGCAGACTCATTTCAGCGCGGGTCTGGATCAGTTCCGTCATCGGATTGGCGGCTTGTTGCTGATTGACTAAATTATCGGTTGTACCTTTCATCTCCGGTGCTTTTTGAAACGCAGTCCCAAACGTCTTCAGGATAGAATCAGCGTTGTCCTCACCTGCGCCAGAACCCAGAGTGACAAGAGACTCTTTTAACTGACTCCTCGTTTGACTGGACAAATCAGCTACTAAAGCCATGATAGCTCCCTGAGCTCGTTGCTTATCTCCTGAATTTATATCACCAGTAAATGCTGTTGCCTGACGTTGCGCTTCGTCTTTACCAGATCCTCGGTACTCAAAATACTTTGCCATGTCACCAGTGTTCAAAGCTTTGACTCCAAATGTTTCCTTGAAAAAATCCGCAGGCTTGTCGAAATTAAAGGCCCCACCCTTCACCGTCTGCGTTAGAAAATTACTCATTTGTTCTGAGTCAGTGCCGCTGCTGGAGAAGTAAGGACTGTATTCCCAAAACGTATCGAACAGATCCTGTTGTTTGTCGCCCACTTCTTTATAGGCATACATCATGCTATCAGCGACTTGGCTGTAGGATTCTTTAAAGCTATTCGACGCTTGGGATAGCGCCCTTTGAATTTCCTCTGGACCCGCATCAGGACGGATGAATTGAATTTTATTAGAAGCACTGGTGAAATCCATCATTTGGGACTTGTCCTGAACTAAAGGAGCCGCATCTGCCAGTTGGCGGGTGCCTTCCACACGGTCTGGAATAATGCCTTGTTTATATAGTTGGTCTACCATACTAAGACTTTCCTGACGGACGTTTTCTGGCATATATGCTGCACTACGCGCCGCCTCACGGCTATAATCCTGCACACCGCCAAACATGGAGTCAGTCAATCCGCCACCAAGCACAATCCCTCCAGCCAGTGCCGCAAGTGCAGAAACCTTGCTGGAGATATTGTCTACAACGGGACTGATTGCATCGTCAGCACGCAATTTAACATGTGCGTCACGAATGCTGCGGATATCTGCATCTGCTCTATCAGCAGAGCGCCGAAGATCATCCGCTCCTGCACGCGCACGACGAAAGATATCGTCGAGCTGGATCTGATTCATACGCCGCACTTCGTCGGACGCGCCATTAATCCGTCTGCCTAGATCGTCCGCAGACTCCCTCGCCCGGCGGCTACCGGATACAAAATCATCGAACATGCTGCCCGATGCCCGGCGAAAATTCATCAGATCGTCATGTGCGCCCTGAAGCATACGCCGCATATTTCGGACAGCTCCGGTAATCATATCCCTTGCCTCAAACGGTACCGTAACTGATGTAGTTGCTATAGTTTCCACCCCCTTCCTGTTTCGACATGACTATTTCCGGTTCATTCGCGCCATTTCTTCCTCGGCAATCATTGACGCAGCCAAACAAAAATAATACTGGCGTTGTTCATCTACTTCATAAGGCAAGACTTCGGCGGGCAGCTTCTTCTGGTTAACCCAAAAATGGGCTATCCAGCTCGCTTCGCCGTCTCGCCGGATAAGTTTTTTGCGTCAGCCAAAAGCGAGTCCTGAGTTTCTTTGAAATTACGTACAGCCTTGCTGAGTACAGCATAATCGTCCGTGTTGTCTAAAATACGTGGCGGTAATTCAAATTTACTCGTCGCACCGTACGCTTTCAGCAAGTCCTTGTTATTCCAGTCAAATTCGTGCTCTGTGGCCTTGACGATCATCACGTCGATTTCGTTAAAATAAGGCGACTTTGAATTACCATCCTCATCAAAAGAAAGATCATACGACCGACGTACGTCTAATGTTTTCAGGCGTTTTACAGACCAGTCCTCGCCATCGGCTTGCACCGTAATGATGTCGTCTTTTTGTCCTTCCTTGGCTTTGGCCAAATACTTCTGCAATTTGTCTTGATTACTCATGTTTAATTCCTCCAATTGGTTATGTTTTTTAGAAATAAAAAAGAGAGCGAATGAACCGCCCTCTTACTCCCACATATAATCCGGGAACTTTTCGACAAAATCGAAGTCCGTCGCTGTACCCTCTAAAGTAATATCGATGCCGTTGTTATCATCAATTTTAGCAATCAGGATGTCCATTTCTCCGTGGATGTGGACACCAGTAATTAATACTTTCTCCGTATTGCCTGTAATGCGATCTTCCAAACCTCCTGTAATACGTGCCAGGAACATTGTCTTACCCGCCTTAAAATCCTCCAGCAGTCGGTAGCGCAGCCGGGATTCCAGTTTGGACATGACGATTTTGACTGGGATTTCGTAACCCGTCAATTGCTTTGTTTTCGTCATACGGCGTGCTCTGACAATATCCAATGTTTCCGTAGTCAGCTTAACCTCAACTTCCTTAACAGTATGAATGTCCTCGCCGTTATCATCTTGGAGCGAGAGGTTTCGTCCAATAAGTTCGCGTTCCATCTATTATTCCACCTCCCAGTCAGTATAGAAAATTTCGATAGCATCCAGTGGTTTGGCGCCAAGTTTGAAGTATGCATAATCGTTCTCGCTTGTCTTATCGGGATTTTCCGAAAAACTGAATTTGTCTGCAATGGCCTTCTGCTGAGCACGGATTTTGAGATATTCCAACACCGCAGCAATAAACATGCCGCGTCCTTCTTTATCGTTATCCAGCTTGGCCTTCCAACGCTTGCCCGCTTCGTAAATATCGTTCATGACCTGGTCAATTGTGGCCGAAACGCGAATCTTCCCGAAGTCCTCACGTTCGTTCGGTCCGAGCGTGGTCAGGGTGTTAATAGCAGATTCGATAATGTATTTGTAACCATCTCGCGTAGCCATCAGCGTTCCCTCTGCCAGTCCCTTTAGCGCCTCAGTATGGCTCCAGTCCACTTTTGCCAATGTCATAGGCACTTCAACACCCGTAAATGACTTATTGGCAGGTGTACCCGCAACCAGCCCAGCCACCCATGCAGCCCATTCCACAGAACTGTACGTCTTGCCGTTGGTATGTTCACCAGCAAGAGAACAGTTAATGACATAACGGGCATTCATCGCACGGCTACGCGCGTTATGTGCCTCAATATCGCCGTCCGTAGAAGCAGGTCCAGCGATAACCAACGTCGCCAACTTATGGCCCTTATCGCGTCGATCCAGCAGCCATTGTTTAGCAGCCGCTTGGACAGCCGGGTCAGTAGCAGATAAGTACAAGACATCAAACGTCAGGCCATACACCCGATTAAAGATACGGTTCCAGTCTGCAGCCGCAAGCGTAGCTGTTCCAGTAGTACCGCCAGCCAGCTTGGTATAGTCCGTATCGGCCAGCGCAGTCGCGCCAGTGTCTTTAAAACGAACCATGACAGACTTTTTAAGAGCTTCCACCGCAGCAGCCTTGTCAGCAACTAAGTATGTTTCCGTGTCATATACACCCTTGGTATCGCGTATAACAATTTCCTTCTTGGTTTCATCGATCAGTGCCGGACGCACCATATATTCAAAGTCGTTGCCTCGTGTGCCTGGATAACGCGCTTCTACGGTGTAACTGTCAGCAACAGCTACCGATGCAGCCTTTTCTTCGCCGTTTGTAACCCGGTAGCCGATAACAGTCGCCCCGCTTTCGGCAGCAAGCTCCAGTACATCCACAAGCTTGCCGGACTCCTTCAGGCGCTCAGAATCATCGGCCATATCAACAGCCTGATTCGGTGCGCCCCATTCTGCTTGATACGGTATCAGTACACGGCCAGTTGTGGGAACAACACGGGACCGCGCCTTTACCAGCAGCGCAATATAAGCGCTGGGTCTAGCCCGCTGAATTGTCATTTACCGTTTCCTCCTTTGCTTTTTTTACTTGTGGTACTTGTGGTTTAACAGGCACAGAAGCAGAGGCTTCCTTGACCGGATGCAAATACGCATCCAGTCTTTGCTCCACTTCTGCCCGCGAAAGCAAGGCGTCAGCAGCGTAATCAAAAAGAGCGCCGGCAATCTCGTAAGGCTCTGCCTTCAAGACCGCTGCGCTCTCAATCCATTCCTGCTTATTCCGTTTGTTTAAATCCTCAGTCATGCGTCAAATTCCTCCCCGTTGTGACTGATATAAAAATTGTTAATCTTCTGAGTTGGGCTGCCATCGTCATTGACCAGTGACTTCGGTACACTGAGCAAATATGAGTACCTAAAGGTGACCTCTACTTGATCGGCCTTTTTCCTGGTTCGTGGCGGCTCAATGACCAGCACAACCCCAAAACGCTTGGATGCCACGTTAAACCGTTGCTGCCGCAAGTAGAGGAACAACGGGTCAAGATCAAGCGGTATAGGCTCGCCTTCGTCTTCTTCAGCAACACGCTCCTTGTCATAATGGAATACCAGCCCCACATCTTCGATGATCCGGTCAGCTCGCGGCGTATGCACCTTGTCTGAAACAATATCTGTCTCGATGAACACGGCGGGTAATTTAAAGTCACCAGCCAGCCATTTAGAACGATCTCGCAGAATAGACAGATCAGGATACACCCGCCGCACGATCTCAGCCCAGGCTTTTACTCCCACATCCATCATCAGCGCAACATCCTTTCCAGTTCAATTTCCAGGCGGCGCATGATGAGTTGGTTCATCCCGCCTTCCAAATGCTCGACAGCAATATCAAAGTAGTGGCGACCTATGAAGCTGCGCGGCTTGGCCATGAACCCAGTTTTGGCAGACGGATCATACACGAATGAGCCTCCGCCGTTCCAATAGCCCGGAACAAAGTGAGTCTTTTCAATCGTGTAACCATCATTCACAAGTTGGGCATAGGGAAGATTGGAGCCAAGCTCCAACGTGATCGCGTTGCGATCTACGTCCCACTCCCACACGTTGTTATCGTCGCCACGGGAAAAGGACTGCCACATGGCCCCGGTATCGATCAGGTCCTGACGGTCGATTTCATCAATAATCAGGTTGAGCAGCGTTTCCCCTGCCGCTTCAGCAATGTTTCGTAAGATGCGCTCCATCCCTTCATCGGCTATACGCCGAAAATGTCGGGCCAGTCCATCAAAATCATGCACGGTCATTTCCCTTCACCTCACATGTTACAAGCAGTTCACGCCAATAACGGCGCGGAATGGAGTCAATGACCAGGTATCGGCGGCCCAACAGCACCACTTCGTCGCTTAACCGGATGTCGGCTCCCAGCGGTACTCCTACCGTCTTTTTGACGATGTACATAACCGGCTTAGAATCTGCTTTCGCTTCCGTCTGTGTTTTCACGACAAAGCATTTTACGTCAGTCACCTTACCGGATTTCCGATCGTCGAACAGGTCGTCATCATCCCGTTTTTGCCCAACACGATACACGGCCAGTGGCGTTTTAAAACGGTGGTTCATAATACATACGCGGTGATGTTACCATCATCCGGTCCAGTCTGCTTTTTCACCCACAAAAACAAGATAGCGTCCACATCGGGATTACCCGTTGTCTTGCCCTCTACAGCCTGCCGGGTGTACGTCCAAGCTCCATCACTCTCGGACGCGTAATTACGCGCCACAGATGCAAGATATTCCTCACTGTCTTGTAGGGCTAGTCCCTCAGCCAACTTGACCCAGGCAAGCATAATCTGCTTGTCTACCGGATCGGGGAAGGGAATGGGCAGATAAAGTTCAATACGCACTTGCGCGTCGTCAATGTATTGTTGTAGTAGCTCTGCCGGTGCCTCTTGGATAGGGGTTACTCGACTACGCTGTTGGAGTATTGTTGGCGTCAGCATTTTTACCGTCAGCCCCTTCAGGTTTCGCCGGATCACCTGCAGGTGGCGTATTGTCGGTAGGTTTACCTCCACCGCGTAGCGCAGTGATCAGATCCTGTGTATTCATGTTGCTAAATCCCTTAATCCCAGCAGCCTTAGCTTTATCTTTAAGCTGGATCAACGTAAGGTCTTCCAGCGGAATAACCTTTTCTTCCTTGATATCAAAATCCGAGCGTTCACGAAAATTTTTAACAACAGATTCACTATCAACCAGCACCGGAACTTTGGCCGGGAAGCGGATACCGTAAAGCATCAAAGAGGTGTTTTCCCCTCGATATGTGATATAGGCCATTAAAATTCCACCCCTTCGACGTATGCCACCGCTCCTGGCTCTTCGAAGATAGAGTCGTAATCGGAATGGATAGCGTAGAAACGCTTGTCCGCGAGAATGGCTTCTCTGCCCTCGGTCGTCTTACGAATCTGCATATCGTACGTATTGACCAAGACAAAGTTCTGTTGGTACGTAAAGATGATAGCTCCCTCTGGCATATGAGCTACTTCCTCAACCTCATAGCTGTTCACCTTCTTCACGCCGCCCGTAATCTGCAATTGGATGGATGCACTGGTGTCCTTCTCAGCCAAAGCCTGAAGCCGCTTAGAAAAGGTATTCGGATGCATGAAATACTTAAATACACCACCAGTACGCAGACGAGTTGGAATCGCACGTTCCAATTCAAACAGTACACCCTTTTTCTGAGGGTCCTTCAACGTGGTCCAATCAATGTAATTGCCTTTGGTCTTCGCATGTTTCAACCAACCGTTATTCATACTTAGGAAAGCATAATCCGGGTCTGTATTCGGCGTAGCAGTATCCCCGTTAAACCCAATATCCTGCATATTTTCACCATAGTTTTTGGTCATGGCTGCCATAATAATATCCTCACCGTTCTGACCACGTACACGAGCGGTTTGACGGATAAATTCCTCGGTGATTTCGAATGGCAAAACAACTGGCTCTACGGCATACGGAACTTGCGGTAATGTTGGGGTAGGCGTATTGTCAGCCATAATATTTTCCTTTTTGCTGCGCAAGTTACGGCCAGTAACACCGATTTTGTCAAGTGTACCTTTAGAGCTGATCTTGTTAACCGTTCGAATCCCCTTTAGAAACTCCGTAGATTCATAAGCCATTTCGGTAAACTTGTCCACCTGCTCATAGTTCAGGGCTGTTTGGTCCGACGTAGTCGTGATGGTAGACTTAATAATTTGTCCGTTTGTTCTCATATATTTTCTCGTCTCCCTTCGATTACAGCAAGCCTGCGAAGCTTACGCCCGCCGACTTCTGAATGTCATCTTCTCCGCCGCCACCTTGAACGGAACCGCCACGGCTGTTCTTCACAACCTGTACGTCAGTAGCCAGTGTCTGGATTTGCTCCGTCAACGGTGCCAATGCCTTAGCAATAGCGTCGGTCAAGGCATCAGGTTTCGCATCATTAGGTGTTTCAATACCAGCAGGCGGATCACCAGCATCCCCTTCTTGTTTCTTCAATTCACTAACCTGCGTCGACAGAGTTTCTACCTGCTTGGCGATTGGAGCCACGGCAGCCTGTACAGCCTTTGCAATATCTTCAGCTTTCAAATCGTCTTCCTCCTCGTTCCCCTCATCTTCTTCAGGGGCGGTTTTTGTTTTTAATTCGGTTAATGCAGCAATGGCATCATCAATGTGCTTCAGGTTGCCGGCAGAAATCTTCTTCCCTGCTTTAGCAATCTGTTCAGGTGGGCTACCGATTGCCTTCACAATATCCTCTTGAACGAGCACTTCCTGAGCGATATCCACAAAGTCCTGAAGGGCTTCGCGGATTAATTCAGGATCGCTCTCCATGCCGCTCTCCCAACTATCCCAACGAAAAAGAACCGCGTTTAAGGCATCCTGTGCAGCCCAAAATTCGCGGTTCTTACGGTTCTTATTGTATTTGTCAGCGACTGCGCCTTTCTCAATCAATCCCATTGCACCGAGCGCTTTAACGATTTTACCCAAGAGTCCTTTGGATACCTCCCCGTCTTCCTCGATCTCTTCCCGCTTACCGACACCCCACATCGAGAAGCCAGTAATCTCGCCTTTCTGAATATCATCCCAAGTGTCGTCATCCGTTACCTTTACCCCGGCCACCCAGGAGCCTTTAATAATAGTTTGTTCACCGATCTCCATGTCACAAGGAGCGATATAGGATTCGACTACATAGCCTTTGTCCGTATCCAGATCATGCTGCTTGTCGATGTTATAGGTATGCTGTTTCTCCATGAAGAGATGGGCGGCCTTCTCAATTTCTTCCGCATCCATCTGATCCCCATGAGCGTCAGCCACGTCCGGCTGATATACTACACCGATTACAACCTTCTTGGCATCGTCAACCTTCGCAATCTGTACTTGCTTCTGGATGGCATTTTTCCCGGCAGCTTTGATGATTGCAAATGGAACACCGTTGGCTCCTTTATCAACCAGCGAAATATGTGTAATCTTTGCATCTTTCAATTTAAAGGTCATATTCTCTTTCACCTCCCCTCACAATTAATTCAGTACCAACTGCATAGTACAGCGGCAATTTACAATTTCCTTTGCCTCCCCGGACGGATCCCCGGGATACATCAGTTTGCTATCACCGACTTTAAAAGGCTCATCGAGCGAGACCACCTGACCATTGGCCTTGCGATGGCTCTTACGGGTACGTGTACCGCCAGCAGCGCGCCATTTCTTCCCCTTAGCAATTTCGGATTTCTTCCAGCCCTCCAGCTTGCCGCCATTGGCCGCTGCGGTGCTCATGGTACGTGATACCCGCTGCGCACGCTGCATACTAAATGGGCCATCTTCCCCGCTGGCAGCCTGCGCGCTGACTTCCTGTACAAGCAAAGCCCGCTCTGAAGGTGTAGCTCCCTCCTCAATGGCTTTGCCGAAGCTACGCAGCAACACATCCGTAGAAGCTTTGTTCATGTCCGGTACCAGCTTCTTGAGCTTTTTGGAAAAACGGCCAGCAGCCTTGTTCCCTGTACTCCATACCTTTTCCTTGTCCAGTGCCATCAGTTCCGTTTCACCGGCCAAGTGAAACAGCGGTTCAAAAGCCTCCTGTATGGCTTGCTCGAACAGCTCCGCAAACACATCTGTAGTGTGCAAAGCAATAAGCACCTTACCCAGTTCCCCGATATCGCCCAGGGCATCCTCGCTTAGTTCTGAAATGGCATCATGAAGGGCTTGCCCCTGTAGCTCCAAAATCTCGGTTATGCGATCCTCGCCCTGCTTGTACAGTTCTTCCAGCACCTTACGCTCAACATAGCTCAGCTCAAGGCTATCCAGAAATTCATCGTCGTCAGCTTTGGCGATCAGCGCCCAACAGGACTCACACATGCAAAGCGGCCTCCTTGTCAGCCTGTTTTAACAAGCGTTTGGCAATTGTAGCGATACGATTTTGCATGTCGTCTGTGTCCGTGTCAGGCTCTGGCTCAAGCAATGCGGGCTGACTAGCTGCAAGCTGCGCAATCGGCGTATCCAGATATTCCTCGCTGAACTTGGTCTCATCAATCGTTGTGCCGAGTACATCCTCAGCAATCGGAATCAGATCCCGCACCAGCATAATGCCCCGGTCAGCGATAAAGTCCAACATAGCCTTGCGATCCGCAGGGTCTATGATCTTCGGTCCCCGCAAAACAGCCCGTACTCGGAATATATCCATAGCCGGGAACAGGCGTTTATTAAATATCTCTGCCATAATCCATTTGCGGTATGGCTCAAAAACCTGTTCTTCTGCAAAGCGTAGAGCTGCATCGGCGGTCGCTCTGTTGTAATCTGAGCTTTGACCGACCAAGATTGGAGGCAGCCGGAAGGCAGACAGAATATCGGATTTCTTTTCCTTTCCATACTCCAGAAAGAGCGCGTCTTGTTGTAACAGGTCATTGAGCTTGTCCAACTTGATTTGCACTTTTTCAACCTTTTCGTCCATCGGGCCGCCTGTCTCTTCCCCTTTGGCTTCAAGATACAAAATCCCGCCTTGAGAATCAGAACCCTTCACCTTTTTAAGTAGCTCCATTGACTGCTTTGTCAGCTTACCGTTGGTAACGGTTAGGAGCATGGACAGCATCCGTCCGTTGCTAAAGTAATTCACATTCAATTCCTCAGCTTCGCGGCTGCCGACCACGCCAGGCGCATTGCCGAACCAACGTGGCTCCCCATAGGGGCCGTCATGACCGATACGAAGCGGGATAATCTGATTTCCTTCCCTACCTTCCTCTGCCTCCGTACCAAATAGGCGAAACCATACGACGGAAGTATTACGTTTCATCGCATATCGCCGGGTGTAAAGCTCCTGTGAAAATTCTTCCACTTGTTTCGTAGAGCTGATTCGACGTTTGCGCTTGATAGTCGCCTTCGTACTTTCCTTGGTACAACGTACGTACTTGGGATTCATGCGAAAGATAGTCGGGAACTCCGACCCTACAGGCCAAGCTACCTCTACATGAGCCATTCCCGTACTTTCCAAGTCTTCGATCAACTGACTTATAATCTCGTCCGGTGTGTCTTCCAGATTGCAAGTTTCGAGAAACTTCTCCGCCTTGTTCCAATCATCCAGAGCGGTTTTGTCATTTTCACCCGGCAAATACTCCAGGGCAATACCATAACCAGCGATATTGCGTTTGTATGCCTCTATGCATTGCGGTATGATATTTGAGTTTTTGACCAGCAGCTTGCAGGAAGCAGGGTCATTGCCGAGTGCGAAGGGTAACAGACCGTGAAGATCGTACAGATCGTCAAATAAATCCGGCAATTGAGCACTGGACGGTATATGCCGTTCGTCGTCTGCTTTGCTGATCTGAAACCATTGTGCATTTCCTTCACTCATTGTTTAAATCCACCCCACTTCCTCGTTGTAATCATCACGGGACTCTGCCCGCTGCTGCTGTTTCTTCGCGTACCAGTCAAACCATCTACCAGCTACCTGCCGCAGTTGCAAAGCAATGGCATAGGCCATTATGCAGTCATCGTTACAACCCGAATCTGCCTCGGCCTTGCCGTTGTTGTCGATGAAAGTAAGACACTCCTTGTACAACTCCCGACAGTAGATCGGGTAAAGTTGATCCCGTATAGCTTCCTTGAAGTCGCTGACCATCACAGGCCGGGTTACCTTGTTCGTGTTCCACCCCATATCGCCCTTTTTGGCAAAGTAAAGAAGCGGATAATGACACGTATTAAACAACGTATTTAACACTGATTCACCTGTGTTATTGTTCTCCACGCCGAGCAAGGCCATGTTGTAATAACGCCCCAACGTGTCCAGCTTCTTACCGTAAAGGTCGGTATCCCACTTGCCGCGTAGCATGGCGCACATTTCCCCTGTACGTTCTTCCAAAACATATGCAGCGTCATAGTCACCGCCCGTCTTGCCCTTAGCTGTATCAGCACCAATGATGTACCGCTTGCCTTCTTCGGGCGCGACAAAAACGCGCAGCTCGCCTGAGTCTGCACGGATCACTTTCCCTTTTACTTGGTCAACCTCGTATCGCGCTCCCGGTTTGCCCAAAACTTCAAGCAAACTCTGAATGTACTCATTGTCGAATATGCCTTCGCCAGACAAAAGGAAAGCTTCTAACGGCTCGCCTGGGTATTCCTGCCGGAACACGCGCGGATCTCCGTTACAATCGTTTCGGATCGTAAACCGCCGCCATTGGAGCTGTTCGTCGTCCAAATTGTACTTAGCTTTTAGCTCCAATTCTTCGGGAGTAGGCTCAAAGTCCGGCGGTACCGGCTTACGATAGTCTGGCATTTGGAACCAAGCGAAGAACATGGGCGTAAAGTCGTTCTCACCCTCACATGCTGCATCCCACATCTGCTTAAAATCGTCCATGCCGTTGGCGGTAGATTCCACAACGCCCAATGTCCCCGGCTCTTTGGATAAAGCCGCAAAGACGGATAACATATGCTTCTTCTTTTTACTCGCTGGCCAGAAAGCCAACTCCGAAGCATGCAGATAATGAATCGTCTCCGAACGAGCAAGAACCCGGCTCTCCGCCGACTGAACAGTAATCTTGCTTTTAAGCCCCGGATTCAGGCGGTGCTCATAGGGTTTCACCGATGGATTTTCAAATGTGAACCGCTTCGTGTTGTTTCTCTTACTCATCGGCTTGATGATCTCTGGCACTTTCTCATAGTACAACCGGAACATATCGTACAAGTTACCGGATGCGTGTGAGTCCTGGGCTACGATGAAAGCATTTTTGGCTTCTTGGAGTGAAGTCAGATAGTAAATAACGGCTTCGGTGACAGTTGAAAATCCCATCTGCCGCGCCTTGAGAATAATGATTCGCACAGGCTTGCCTGCTCTGATCTGAACGAATACCTCATGCACGAATGTACGTTGGGCATCATTGAGCGTTAACGGCATTATGCGTCCGTCCTTGGTCTTGATCTTGAGCATTCGCCAGCAGAACTGTTCAAAGTCGGCCAGAACCTCTTTAAGCTCGGCCAGCTTTTCAGGGCGCTGCTTTAGCCGCCGTTTGGCTCGTTTTCGATGCTCCTTAGCAAGAGTAATTACCATTCGTCGTCATCCCCATCGTCATCATCATCGTTTTTGCCGCCTTCATCGCCTCCTGAACCCCCATATCCATGCGTCTTGAATTTCTCCAGCTCCAGCCGTTCACGGGCAATCTCCAGCTTTTCTTCCTCCTGCTGCAAGTTGGCAATAAGGTTAATAACCCGAAGCTTTTTATCACGGGTTTTGACCAATGCCTCTTCCTGTTTCAAAATCTTATCCAGCTTGGAAGTAGTGACGGTCGTAATTTCCGTGACCTTCATTCCTTCGGTTTCAACAGACAGATTGATTTGCTTACCTGTCTTCGGGCTAGTATAAGGAACCTTGTCCTTACGCTGGTGCAGCTCCTGCTTGATCTTCTTCTCCTCGTCGGTCAGGCCAGCTTCAAGCTGTTTGATCCGGCGCATGTGTCTCCGTTCTTGGATGGATAGCATAATAAGCTGCTCATTAAGCTGGGCCAAAGGGGAAGTATCAATCTGATCAAACAGCTCCTGCTCGTCTTCCTCCAAGGCATCCAGAAATATGGTTTCATACATGCCAGTCTTGAGCGCCTTCTTGTTTCGATAAGGCCCCCCGGGACCGCCGCGATTCCCTTTGGCGTTTTGGTTATCTGGGGGAGCACCGCCACGATTGCCGACAGCATTCTTGTTCCCCTTTGGCGCTCCCCTTGGATTAGGAGCGTTCCCTTTCGTTCCATTTGGAACGTTCCCATTGGACGAATCAAAAACGTTCCCTTTCAATTGGTCTTGCCAACGGTCCATAGACTTCCATTTGCGGACCCTGCTCTCAGGAATAGAAAGAGCGGCGGCGATGTCTTTTAGCTTCATCGTTCCGCCGCTCTCCAGCCACATCCGTTTTGCCTTGTCCCGCTCAGGACTTCGCTCTCTGGCCATGCTACACAACACCACCCCCAAGAAAAAAGGATGCCACATTAAGCAATTTTTTGCTTTCAGGGACATCCTCTTTATTTAATTCTTATAGCAACTAATTTCCAAGAGCCAAGGCATTAAAGCTCTCCGGGCCAATACGAACTACATCTGTTGGATCGCCTCCTGGAGTAATGTTTCTTACAAAGACTGTATACACTACAAAGCCTGTACCTATTGGTACGTTATAATCCGAAGCAGCAAATGAATATTCTTGAGGGGTATTCTCAGTTCCATTAAGTACAAGAGTTTTAATACCATCAAAAACCACTGGATCTGTAGAGTTGGTTCCCCTAACAATACGAATCTCTATAGTATTTATAACAACATCAGGCGCGAGACTTAGTCTGAATGTAATCATCCCATCAAATTGGACACGTATTGGGAAGCTTGCGTTCGCTTGGCTAATATCTAAGCCCACCTGTCCGAATAATTGAAAACTGGATGATGTAGGAACATTTATGCTGTTAGTAGTACTTGCATTTTGAGATGTCCTTCCATCTAATGTTCGACTGTATAGAGCCATTTAGCTGCCCTCTCCCTTCTAATAAACTAGCAGTAGCTAATTCATTTTATGAGAGGCTTCGCTTAAAAGAAGCGGCTAAAAGCAGAAAGATGCTAGAGCTCGTCCTTCTGAAGCTTAATATCCAATTCAATGAGACGGTCCAAGTCCTGCACCGTCTGCATTTTTATATTTCCAGCCTGTAGGTCTTTGACCCACTGGGCTATGCCAGCCTTAACAATCTTCCGGTATTGCGCCTTGGATTCGAGGATTCCCTCGATGATCTCTATTTCTCGCTGTAGTAATGCATCTTGTTGTTCGTTGTCTGTTCCCATTGTCGTATCCCTCGGCTTCCGTTATTATGGAATGCGAGATAGCGGATGTCTGCAAAATGCCACGCGTGGCGGGCCGCTATCTCAGCCGGGGGATACCCTGGTCAGGATAGGGGGACGTTAGCGCGTCCTCCTTTTTCCTATGCTTCGGGCTCCAATCGATGCAACAGGACTGGCTCAATACCGGTGCTCTCAAGGAAACGTTTCTTAATAACATCGCAGAAGATCGGGTCCAGTTCCAACGTCCGGCATGTCCGGTCCATCTGCTCACATGTCATAAGCGTGGAGCCGCTGCCGCCAAAGAAATCGACAACCACGTCACCACGCTGGCTGCTATTCTTAATTGGAATAGCCAGCAGGTCAAGGGGCTTCTGAGTAGGATGAACGTACTTATTCACATCACCCCGTGAAACTTCCCATACTGTCTCAGGCAGTGGTTCCTCAACAGGAAGACCAGCCTTCCATACCGTTGTCTGTGTCCGATCACCGTACCAGGCTGGGGCCTTCCCCTTCAGGTGAGCATAAAAGACAGGCTCATGCTTGAAGCGATATTGCGCCCACCCAAAGGAAGCGGCATTCTTTACCCAAATACATTGAGTACGGCTCACAATACCGGCGGCATTCATAGCATCCTCAAAATCGCGCTGGTAGGAAGATGGATGAAATACATAGATTGCTGCTGTAGGGTGCATGATTAAAGCGTAATTGGCAAAAACGGCATACAAAAAGCCCGCGAAATCCTCGGCGGGCATATTGTCATTCATGATGGAACTGCGGCCATCTGCGGCCAGGCGCACTGAATCACTCTCAACAGCCACATTATAAGGTGGGTCCGTCACCACCAGCGCTGCCTTGGCTCCGTCTATTAGAAGTGCTACATCATCAGGATTGGTCGCATCTCCACACACTAATCGATGCCGACCAAGCTGCCATACATCACCGCGCCTGGTCTCCGGCTCCTTGATTTCGTCCAAGGCACGCTGAACGTCGAAATCGTCGTCGGTAACAGGAAGGTCCACAGCTTCATCGGTCGGCACAGCAAACTCTGCCGCCAGGTCCTCGAACTCTTCCAAATCGAAGCCAGACAGAGATATATCTGCTCCGTTCACCTGCAGATCATCAAGCAATCGATAAAGGGCTTCATCATCCCACTGGCCGGACACCTTGTTAAGCGCCAGATTCAAAAGTCGCTCCTGCTGATCGTCCAGGTCGACGACCGACACGGCCAACTCCTTATGCTCCAGCTCGTTGGTCATTATTTTATAACGTTGATGACCGCCCACCATGTTCCCAGTACGTTCGTTCCAGATGATCGGATCGATGTAACCGAATGTTTCAATGGACTGCTTTAGCTTTTCGTATTCAGCGTCGCCAGGTTTCAGATCGATGCGAGGGTTGTATACTGCTGCGTTGATTTGTTCGATTGGTAGGACTCTGATTTCCACTTGTGAATGCTCCTCTCTTAATATTTTTAATTGCTCCGCAACCAGATGCCCCGACGCACCGATTCTTAGTGTGTAACCATAAAGGAGGGAAACACATGCTAACGATACTGCTGAGCGTAACAATACCTGCTATCTGCAAAACGCTATTTGCTTACTACATCTATAAAGCTGCTGCTGTAGTACAAGCCAACAACTTGAGATAAAACTAAAGGGCAGACCATGATGGTTTGCCCTGTATTTGTGTTGAGTTGGTTTCCGCTATTCGAGTGGGTGGCTGATAGGCTGTCAGGATGCATGTATGCCCTCTCTCTGCTCTCTGCTGCACTCCTTCCGGCATTCGTCTGAGTAAAAGGAAGCAGGCTCAGAATAGCTCACCTTCTGTCGTATGGGGGCAAAAGAAAAAGCACCACAATGGGTGCCTTATTGATACCTTTTTAGTAACTCATCAACCGAATGGCGCAACATCGTTAACTCCTGATGCTCTGAATCTGACTCTTGTTGGAACTTGACTTTTTTTCTCTGTAAATGGATCAATTCTTCTTCTGCTTTTTTAAAATTTTCCTCCATTTTATTTTGAAGATTCGTTCCTCCTGCAGACTGAGCAAGCATTTTAGAATGAGATACGACATCCCTGTACACTTGTAATCTAACTTCTTCTTTAGACATGTCATCCAACTGACTTTGACGCTGACTTGCCTTCTCGTCCAACTCTTTTTTCAGCTCCAACAGATGAGTTTCATACGGGTGTTTTTCTTCATTCATTTAATCCTCTCCCTTCAACATTACAATTCAACATTCAGGAAGGTTTATCCTTTTTCACACATACTGTACGGGAACAAAACTGTTTAACTCCATCCCACCTACCCCAAACGCAACCTTTGCACTTCTTCGGCTGTTTTGGTGGGCCTTTCAACGGGAGCAAAATTCCTTTCTTCTGCTTCTTCTTCAAGACTAAAATCCTTTCAAAAGGCAATAAAAAAAGCCACCCAAATGAGTGACTTGTATCTGCCTATGTATTTACAGCACCAAAGCAACACAGGCGCTTATTTAAAACCCGAAAAAAGAAACAGCGATAACACCTATTCCCGCAAGCGGGATGCAAAACGCTACGCTGTTGCATAAAAGCATTTGTACTTAGTAACTAGAGAGGAAGAACAAGACCATTTTACTGATTGCCAGAAATAGACGTCAAATGAGTCAAACAGAGAATACACTCAGAAATTGATCTCAGTTTACTCATTCTTTGTATTCCTCGCTTTCTCGCTTCTACCCTGCTTTCTTAGTTGCAGAATTCCTTTGTTTGACCTGCAGAATCATTTCAATAAGCTGTTCCCTGTTAATCAAGCGAACGTTATTGGACCTTGCCAGTCTATAGGCTTGCACTGTGTAATCGCTATTTGTCACGACCCATGCCGAAGATGCGCGGTAATGAGCTACCGCACCGTAAACCTCCTGAACCGCTTTAAGTCCAACATTTTTACTGTACCGTTTCGCCTGAACCACGATTCGCTGACCGTTTTTTGTAAGAACCAGATCGGCACCATAATCTCCAGAAGCTTGTGTAACCTCAGCTTTGTATCCTTGAGCTCTGAACAAATGTCCTAAATACTTCTCGAATTGATGGCCATCCATTTTATCAATTTCAGCAATTCCAGAGTTACGCAGTCTTGTTGCAGCAGCCATTTGACGATAGATAATAAATGCTATAACTATTCCTACTGCCAAAAAAGATACAAAAACAGAGGCACCGATTGAACCCGTAACTGAATAGATAAAGAAGAACGGTGCTATTAGCGCAATCCCTGCAATAGCCTCCTCAATAGAACTTTTCTGCTTTCTTTTCTGTCTTCTAGCCATTAATAATTCCCCCTTATTCTGTATATATCGACAATAAAGAGATTGGAATTAATAGGTTAGAGGAAAGCACGCTGCGGAATTGAACCGCGCAAGGGTTCTGACCAGGCTGTTCATGTTTCCGCTGGTTAACTGGTACCTTGCCGCCTGCGCGTGCCGTAAAGCCCCGGAATTATCCGGGGAACAATGTTGGGTCATGCTTAATTATTTGAGGGCCAGAGCTGCTGCCTTTACGTGAGCTGGGATGGCAAATCCGTCCTTTTCCGTCAGGCTGCCATCAGCATGCACGGTTACTGCGAGTTGCTCGTACTCGTCGCCACTTGCTGGGATAACCGGATGACCGTATGCATGTTGGCCTTCAAATTTAATGGCGGTACCGTACTCGCTCTTGGTCTCTGCTGCTTCCTGCGTGCTTTCGATGTGCAAGATTCTAAACCGATCCAAATATGCGTACCCACCGTTTCTTACTGCGCTTGCTTCTGTAGACATGATTAATTCCTCCGAATATGGTTATTAGGAAAATGGGCAACAAAAAAGGACCGGCGCATTCGCCAGCCCTTTGTCTGTTCCCTTCATTTCCACGCTCTCATAGTAACATGGAAAAATGGTCATGTGGGGTTCAACATGGTCTCAAGATTAGGTCATCTTAGGTTCACGTTCGGGTCAAAAAAACTTTCCTCTCTCTGCCGCATAAGATGAGATCAGATAATATTCCCAGAATTTCATTCGCTCATTTGTACATAATAATTGAGCAAAAAAAAAGGAGGATGATGGCTAATGGGTAATGGATTGGATCATGGATATGGGGTATTAAAATGTAAACTGTCTAAAGAAAAAAATATGTATCAACCAGGATCGCAAAATAATCACGTCGAGGTATTGGTAGAAGATGGTTCGAATAACAAGTATAGATTGGCTATCAACATTCAATCGAGTGTTAGACCAAGACATTTACCAGCGAACACGGCAAATCAAGTGCTCTATTATGTCGGGGAAGACTTCAAGTCGGAGGAGATCACACATCTGCCTAACCTTGAGCTTGGTTTCACAGAGATAACTAACGATAATCGACATATCGCACTTGATTATATTCGAGGGAATTTGGTAATCCCTAATAGGATGGTTTTTTTACCCAAAACAGACCCCGCGAATAAACCAGACAACAATCCAGACAACGATCTTTATGACAAAGTAACTTCTTACATTGAAGAAGCGATGCAGAAAAACGCTACTCTTTATGCATTCGGGGAACCGTGGGGACCGGAAAGAAACAAACCAGATAAATATTTTCATTTTGAACCTGGACGTGGAGTTCATAATATTCATATGAATCAAGGTAATGCAGGTGGGCATGCTAGAGAGAACAGTCCTTGGCAAGACGGTGGGGTATTAATTCATTTCGAGAATGAAAACAGATGGGTGGCTATTTTCTTGGCATTTCAATCCCAATCTTGGTGTACTGACGACAATGATGGAGATGCAACAAAGCCAGTAAGAGAATGTGATCATATTAGTTGTGAAGCGAATGAAGGAAAAACAGAAGTGCCGTGCTAAAATTTCATTGGATTAGTTAATACAAAGCGGCAACCTAGAGAACAATACTCTTAGGTTGCCGCTTTGTTTTATCTCAGAATTCTGCATCATCTTGCTCGAAAAATCCGATAAGCTTCAATGTATTGGCGACACTTTCAATACCCTCATCGATCTTGCGTTTGATGGTGCTGTCGCTGAGGGATCGCCGGAAGAATAAGATCGTTTCTTTACGTGAATACCCTTGAATGTATCTGTACTCAACCGCTTTACGGGCGTCATCATCCTTAATCAAACTGTGCGCCCGGCGAAGCTGCCTCGTATAAAAGTTATACCTGCTGTAGACCCAACGCTGCTTTTCGATCAGAATCGTGGCATTTACTGTCTTGTCTGCATGCAAATCAGTCTGATCGATGCGGCGAGCTGCTTCGCCATCAATACCTACTTGCTGAAGGTCCTGCTCAAACTGCTCAAAGTCTTGCATAAGTGCAACCATATCTGTATATTTTTCGAGCAGGAACTTTGTCCGCTGGATCTCCTGTTTAGTTGCTTTTGCGAAGAGCTCCCCTTGCTCCCATACCATTGCCATTCCCCTCATTCCCCTTTGTCATATGATATAATGCCAAGAGGAATGATTTGTTGTTATCGACCCCCGCGAGCCCGGCCAAGGAATGCGGGGGCTTTAATATGTTTATGACTGCTCCGATAATGTAATAAAGGAGCTGATTTAGGTGTATAAACATTCCGTACAGAACATTCTTATGAGAAGCAAAATATATGATTATTGTTTCAAAACGCTTTCCCTTAGAAATACAATTTTCAGTACTTCAGCAAGGTATTTCGAGATTATATCTTTAGTGTCTATTACTACTTCTTTAATAATGTATATATACGGAGCTACGAAAAGCTTTATTTCCGATGAAGAAATACCATCGTACATTCCAATAATTTTAATTTCTTCTTTCTTTTTAGGTCTAGGCAGTCATCAAATTTCTGTTCTTCTGTCACGAAGGTTTTTAAAGAAAAACTATCCAGAATATAAACCATTGATGAATAATAAACTTTTCAGATACAACGGAGAAGTATTATTCGCTATTAGATGTGACAAACTCTACTTATTTCTAAAAAACAATAAGTTCCATAGTAAAGACTTAGATTCTTTAATTCATTATTATACTGATTATGGTGATTCAATTAAAAAAAGACGGTGGACGCCTATAGCCATCTTCACCACTTTAGCATTCCCTATCTGGAATGCGACAGTGAGTAAGTTTTTTTATAGCGACGAAATAATTTTCATATTTATAATTCCATTATCAATTCTCTTATTAGTACTGTTAATATGGAACACACGTAACATGATTGAGCAATTATTTTTCACTAAAGAGACCAACAACTTGGAAATAGCCAAAATTCTTAAGACAATTAAAAGTTTCCCCGAATTCTAATATTAGAAAATGCACATTAAGGCATTCGTCTTGGTGTGCTTTTTTCAGATTTCCTTACAGAATGTCATTGCCTCCTGAACTAGCGCCTTTGCATAATCGACGTTGGGCGTTTCCCGGCAGAGTGCCGAATAAATATCCTGTAAATGAAGCAGTACACGCTCCACCGTCCCGGCCTGCTGACGATCCGCTGCTTCTAGATCAGCACCGAGCAACCGAAGGGATTCGTCCAGCTCCACACGTATATCCTTCAACCGTTCTATCGCCGCGTTAACATTTGCCAAGGTTCACACCTCCAGAGGGGCCAAAGCCCCTAAAATAATGAAAGTTGTCCAATTTGTCCGGCAGCAACTGGGTTGATCCAAAGAACTTCTGTCCGGATCCGCCCAGCCTCTGCTTTTACCGTTTTTGTTTCTCGTTTCCAACCGCTTAAAGCTTCCTTATACATAGGATGATCGTATCCACTAAGCAAGACCGGTCCCGGATGCTCCAGCAATGTTTTTAGAAGCACCACATGATCCGCATCATTCATCTCGCATTTATACATCCGCTTGCTTCGGGTTGAAAGTAGATAAGGCGGATCAGCATAAACAAGGACTTCGGGACGTTTGTAACGCTCCAGCAGCTTAACGGCAGGCTGACACTCGATTTGAACATTCCTCAGCCTGTCAGTAACCTGCATGATCTTGTCCGGTAACAGTTGCCAATCCCGAGCAGGATGTGGCGCGTTCAAATCTATGATGTGGCGCCATCCGGTCCGGTCACTGGTCTTTCCTCCTCGTGCCATCCAACAGCGAACTAAAAAGCGTCTTGCACGTTCAACGTTACTACCTTCGTTTTCATAACCTTTGTAATACTCAGCTCTAGCGTATGGAGTCCAATGAATAAGTCTGGCCAGTTCTTCCGGCTGGTCCCGAATAATCTGAAAAAGATTGGACACTTCCCCATCCAGGTCATTCACCGTTTCAAGTGAAGACCTTCCTTTATTAAAAAGCACAGCTCCGCTTCCGAAAAACGGCTCCAGGTACGTTGTGTGCGGTGGCATATTACTGATAATCCAATCAGCCATGCTCCATTTGCTGCCGGGATAGTGCAATATGCGTGGTGCTTTCAAAATGTCTCTCCTCCTTCCTCCGTGATATGTGGTTCATTCGACCTTATCAAACATGGTTCGACTCCATGATTCTTATAATATGAATCTATCTATCTACCATATAGGGATCTCAAATTGAAAGGAGAGAACCCTATATGGTTAATGAAGTGTTAAAGTGTCAAATTGCTGTGTATTCATTCCTCAATCGACACCGTTTTTTTAAGATGATTTGGGACAACCAAGTCGCAATCGTATCCGTACTCCCTGCAATCATTTCAAAATTCACGATGTAAGCCCGTTTGGGCTTATTACATAAATCAGAGCTTGTGATCCGTAGTACTACATTGAGAAAGCAAGTTGTCCTTGCTCCTGCTCTGCATACCGCTCTAATGTCAAGCTGTTACCCGATCCTGTGCAAAGCTCCGGCAGATTCGCCCGGACAAGTGCCTCTGCAAATGGAGGCGGTACGGCATTGCCGCAGCGTGCTACCTGGGCAGACTTGGAATACTTCTTTCCGTCCGCGTCCACGTCGATCACGTAGTTGCTCGGGAATCCCTGAGCTGCAAACAGTTCATGCGGCTCCAGCATACGCATGCCAATGTCCACTATTTGATAATCAACCCCGTGGATCGTAACCAGTCCGAACCTGTCTTTAGTAGTTATGGTGTGCAGTGGTCCGTCCATTGTCTGACCGTTATCGGCGGAACCATAATACTTGAGAAGGAAGGCCCTTACCTCACCGAAGTGATTCCCGCCTGCTGTTATGGTTTGAATCGGTTCCTCTACCGGCTACCCGATGTTCGTTCCTTTCATCTTCACTAAATGGCTGGTGACAAGTGCATTGTGGTCCACCGTCGTCACTGTAGAAAGTGGATCATCCAAGTCATTGCCGGGGCCAGTGTATCCCCCGCCGTAGTGCTTGGCGAGAAAAGCAGCAACCAGCGCATGTTTACGTCCGCCGGCTACGACAGTCCCTAACGGTTTTTGCAAACCAGGTACGCGGGGCGCTTGCCCCGGCCCTTCGCCGTATCCAATCTCAATCAACGTTGGGCTTACCACCATATGGTGACCACCTGTTGTGACAGTCCGTAGGGGTTCCGTAGGCGGACTACCTGGGTGACCTGTAGTATTTACGCCAAGTACAGGCGTAACAAGTAAGTGCTCAGCCTTTGTCGTGACCGTTGTAAGCGGGTCTGTCACCTGATATTGCAGCCGATCCCTGCCGAAGCCCGTCTGACCAATGCGGGCGATGTATGGTGTGACTAGCCCCCAGCCGTTTTTAGCTGTGATGGTCTTTAGCGGCTCATGAACGGAATCGCAATAATGATGATTGCTACCTGCGAAATTGACGCGCATGACAAACGGCTGCGGGTTGTCGATCACAAATTTCTGTATTCCTCGGGCTATCCGGCGCTGAGTATTTTCAGCCAGCGGCTTTTTGCGCTCAAAGATGCTCGGACAAGGCCGGAACCAGTCTATAATTTCCGCCGCCGTCCGCCATGGCTTACGCTTACCAGCCTTGACCTCCGGGCTCTCCGGTGCTCCGTGGGTTGGGTCGGGCCAGACGATAGGACGACCATCGCGGCGAGCTATAAGAAACAGACGCTTGCGGATGGTAGGCGCCCCGTAATCGCAGGC